GAAATGACCATGTCAAAGGAGTCAATAGCCCGTGGTAGATTATTAGAATATGAAAAACTTCTCACATACTATGAAAAAATAAGACAGAATGCCATTGAGATAGGCGACATCACAGCGAGGATACAAGCAGAAGAAAAAATAAATGATATAAATATAAAACTCAATGAATTGAATACAACCCTGAAGGAACTCACCGATACATTTTCAGAGGGCTGGGAGAGAGGCCTTCAGGAATATCTATATAATCTTGAAACCACATTCCAGATGGCAAAAGATATTGCAAAAGAGACCGCCCAGGCCATGCAGCAGGCATTCTCTGATTTCTTTTTTGATGCATTTGAAGGAAAACTCAAAAGCCTTGCAGATTACCTGAATAGCTTTACAAAAAGTGTAATGCGGTCTTTTTCAAATATCTTGGGGCAACAAGTTACAGGTGCAATAGTTAGGGGAATAGGAAGTCTTAGTGGTTCACCTTCTACTGTTGCAATGGATTATGAGACGGGCATCGGATATACACTTTCAAAAACATATGTTGCAACGCCAATCCAGCATGGGGGCGGGTTTCCCCATGAGGCAAGGCAGTTTAGATTAATCCCTCGATTTCATACAGGTGTTGGGCCTGATGAGGTACTCTCAATAATCAGAAAAGACGAGGCAGTATTCACGCCAGGACAGATGAAAGCCCTGGGCAGTGCAATCAAGTCCCCCAACATCAAGATAGAGATCCACAATAATAGCGGAACCCCCATTACAGCAAGACAGCAGGATGTAAAAGTCAATCCATCAGAGATAATAGTCCCTATTGTTGTTGATGCAATCCAGAGGAATGTAAGGGGCTTGCGAGATATGCTTGGAGGTAAATAGTTGGATTCATTCAACAGTAAATATACAAACAATCCTGGCTTCCCTATCAAAGAAGAGTATTATAAGCCAACCATACGGTCTGAATCTGAGGGCAACTACATCCATGTGCGAGCAAGATCATCGAGGGGACGCCATAAGTGGGAATTAAAATGGGATTATATAGACGATTCAGATTATCAATCTATAAAAGATTTTTTCGATGAAAATCAAGGTATTGCCTTCTACTGGACTAATCCTGTAGACAACCAGACATATACCGTTGTTTTTGCAGACAACAATTTAAATGCAGAGGCTGTTTCTCCTGGATATTGGAATCTATCTATCAAACTTGAGGAGGTATAATGCCTCTTGTTTTGTCTTCAGAGATCATACAAGAAAAAAATAAGCTCACGGATGGTGGAGTTTTTATTGTCCTGCTTGACATTGATGTCCCTGGACTTGATGACCACATCAGAGTAACAAGTGACAGTGTTGAAACCGTATGGAATGGTGATACTTATGTGCCATTTCCTTTTGAATTAGATGAAATTTCAGACACATCAAAAGGTGAAGTGCCACAGGTTCAGTTAAGAATATCCAATGTTACAAGGGCGATAGAAGCATATATCCAGCAGTATGATGAATACTGCAAAGAAAATGGATATTTGCCAATTACTGTTTATATCTATGTTGTCCACAGTGAACATCTTGACGAAGAAGACCCGATTGTTGAGCATGTCTTTGAATTAAAGCAGCCTCAAACAACTTCTATGTGGGCTACTTTTACATTAAGTGCAACAAATTTATTTATGAAGCGTTTTCCTTTATACAGGATGCTTAAAAACAGGTGCAGATACAAAACATTTAAGGGAACACTGTGCGGTTATTCTGGTTCTGAAACTACCTGTGACAGAACACTTGCAAGATGCAAAGAATTAGGAAACTCCCGTAGATTTGGTGGTTTTCCAGGGCTTGGGAGAGCACCTCTCTATGTTTAGTATCAGGGACTTCATAGGCTGTCCTTTCAAAGATGGTGCAAGAGGAGAAGAAATAGACCCTGTCACAAAAAAACCATTCTTCGATTGCTATGGTCTGTTTCTGGCTATATACAAGTATATTTACGGGATAGAGTTACCTGATGTTATCGTTTCCTGTTTCGATGTGGAAAACATCAACAGGCTTTACAATATCAGAAAGAATGAATGGATAAAAATTGAAACACCTAAAGAGCCATGTGCGGTAGCCATTCATTTTGATATGCAGAATAGAAGGTTGGTTAATCATTTCGGAGTATATATCGGTAATGGCAGATTTATTCATACAACAGATAAAACAGGCAGTATCATAAGCAGCATTTTCGACAAATTCTATTCAAGACATATAGAGGGATTTTATAGATATGGAAAATAAAATCACCATAACATATATAAGAAACCCTTTTAAGCCCATTGAATCTCAAGAAGTGAAGCAGATAGAGGCATTACAGCCTTTATCAATGCGTGAAATAGTAAGACACTATTATCCTGCTCCTCTGGATACAGGCTTTGATGTTGCTGTATCTGTAAATGGAAGGATTTTAGAAAAACATGAAATAAATAATATAAATATTAATCCTGGTGATTACGTAGCATTTTGCACTGTGCCACATGGTGGGGGTGGTGGGAACAAAGATATAGCTCGTGCAGTTGCTATGTTAGCTATAATTGTTGTTACAGCGGTGACTCAACAATATTGGCTTCCTGCTCTAATAGATTTAGGTCTTTCAGCAGAAGTAGCTACTGTTGTTGGTTTTGCCATAGCAACTACTGCTGGTGGCATAATTGTAAATACATTATTACCGCCACAATTACCAGATGTTGACGGGTTTGAATATGGTAGCTTTTCTAATTCACAGACCTACGGTTGGGAACCGTCAGAAAATCTCTATAAAGAAAATGTTGCCCTGCCTATTCTATATGGCACACACAAAATAACCCCTCCCTGTATTGGGCGTTATGTCTCAACAAGCGGGGATAAACAATATCTTAATTTATTATATGCAGTAGCTGGTCATGCGATAAACGAAATAACAGATATTGAAATAAATGATACCCCTATCGAGTATTTTACAAATGTAGAAACTGAAATAAGATATGGAAGCACAACACAGAATGAAATTTCTTATTTTCACGATACTTTTTCTGATACTGGGATAGGTGTTTTATTGTCCACAAGCTGGACAACAAGACAAACTCAAGGCAATTCTGTCAATGCAATAGGAATAGGAATATCACTGCCTCAAGGTCTTTTTTATGCAAATGATGCTGGTGGTTTAACCGAACAATCAGTAACTTTTCAGATTGATTATAGAAAAGTTGGAAATCTGTCATGGACTACTCATGGAACTTTTACAATTACAGAGGCTACAAATAGTGCAATAAGAAGATATTATCTTATAGAAAATCTTGAATCTGGACAATATGAAGTGAGAGTTAAACTCACTTCTGAATTGCCAACTGGAGCAAGATTTAGAAATGCAACATACTGGGAATATATGCAGGAGATTGTAGCTGATAATTTTACATATCCAGGTGTTTCCTTGCTTGGTCTAAAAATCCTTGCTACAGACCAATTATCGGGCTCAACTCCAAGAGTAACCTGCATTGCAAAAAGAAACTATGTATCAGTCTGGACAGGCTCAAGCTACGAAGGCAAACCAGCCACAAACCCAGCATGGGTCTGTTATGACATACTCCACAATGAAGATTGCGGTGACATTCCTTACTCAAGAATAATTTATGAAAAATTTGCAGAATGGGCATCATTCTGCACAGAAAAAGGATATACCTGTAATATCTACTTTGATGTCATAATGAGCATCAGAAAAGCCCTTGATACTATTTCACAATTAGGGCGTGGGTCTGTAATACAAGCTGGTAGTAAATTTTCCTGCATATTCGATAGTGAAGATGTTCCTGTCCAGAGGTTTATGTTTACGATGGGGAACATCATAAAAGATTCCTTCCAAGAAACATGGCTATCCACAGACGAAAGAGCAAATGTCATTGAGGTTTCTTATTATGATGCTGAATTGGACTATACAAAACAGACTGTAACAATAGAGCAAGATGATTTTGATAGTCAGACAGAAATAAGAACAAATCAGATAGACCTCATTGGTTGCACAGATAGAGACACGGCAATCAAGCATGGCAAATATCTTATGAATTGCAACAGGTATCTTACAAATACCGTATCTTTTGATGCTGATGTAGATGCAATAGCTTGTTTGCCAGGAGATGTCATTGAAGTAGCTCATGATGTGCCTCAATGGGGTTATTCTGGCAGAATTGTATCTGCAACATCAAACACTGTAACTCTTGATAGAGAAGTCACTTTATCGCCAGGCACAACCTATGCAATCACTATTCAGCATTATGAAACAGATGAAAGAGAAACAAAATATATAGAATCCGTAGAGGAAGAAACAACAACAGACGCTTTAACTTTAACATCAAGCTGGACCACTACCCCATCTAAATTTGCTCTATACTCCTTTGGTCAAGTTAATATGGAAACAAAATTATTCAGGGTAATATCTATCACAAGAGCAAATGACATGAGGCGTAAAATTACTGCTCTTGAATATTATCCTGATGTTTACGATGATGAAGTAGAAATACCTGAATTTACAAATATCTCTGATTTAGACCCTGTTATTGGATTTTCAGCAACAGAAAACCTGAAGTTCGGGGCAGATGGAACAGTCAAAAACATCGTAAGCCTTACTTGGCGTGGAACTGCTATTAAATGGTATGTATATATATCAAGCACATCCGACACAGGTCCCTGGACTCTATTAGGCATTGCTTATAATCCTTTTTATGAAGTAGAGAATCTAATTCCTGGTAAGACTTATTATTTTACAGTAAACAATAAACCCAACCCCTATGAATATACCCCTGTTGCCATTGAGTATACAGGGCAAGCATATACGCCAACAGCACCATCAAATTTATCTGCATCTTTGAGCGGGCAATTTATTGTTTTAGATTGGACTGCAAATGAAGATGTGGTAACCGCAGGATATAATATTTATCTTAACAATGAATTACTTGCCTATAATTATACTTCTAATAAATATATCTATAAGGCTAATCTTACAGCAGGCACATATGATTTTAAAGTAACTGCTTTAAATAGCAATCTTGAGGAGAGTGATTATTCAGAAACTGCTTCTGTAAATATATCTGTTCCAGCAACACCATCACCATCGCAATCAATATCTGGCGAAATAGTAACTATCTCTTGGTCTAATTGCCAGACATCATTACCAATTGTTTGCTATACTGTCAATGGTGTCAATATTGGTGATGTCTTGAGACACCAAGTAAGAATTTCATGGACTGGAACAGAAACATTCTATGTTAAAGCCTACGACATAGCAGGGAATGAAAGCGGGACAGGTAGCGTTGATGTAATTATAACGGCAGTTCCTACGCCCACAGGCTTAACTGCAACAGGTAGTATTCATCAAATAACACTAACTGCTACTGTAACAATACCTGAAGGTGGGGTGCTTGAAGTATGGTCTGCAACAGTCAATAATCGTGCAAATGCTGTTAAGTTAGCAGATGCTACAAGCACAACATTTGTCCATACAGGATTATCTCTTATTGACACAAGATACTACTGGGTCAGG